CCGCTGGGCTTTCAGGAAGCTCTCTCGCTGTTGAGCGATGTCCTTGTAGTCTTCCGGGTAGAGCTGCTCCAGCACAGCCAGCCGCTCCATCCGCTTCAGCTCGACAGGTGGGAGCGGTGCTTCCTTGGGCTCCTCCGCCTTCCGCTCCTGCCGCACCGCTTCACGGACGCCCTCACGCACGCCTTTGACGATGGACTCGGAGAGTTCTTCCTGATTGATGGCAGGCTTGCGCTCCGGCTCAGGAGCGGGCTTCGGCTTGGCAGGCTCCTCCGCTGCGGCCTTCTCGGGATCCTTGACTGGCTCCTTCTTGGCTTCCGGTGCAGGTGCGGGTTCAGGCGCTACCGGGTCAGAAATCTTCGGGAGGTTTTCCGGCTTGCGCTCCACCTTCGGAACCTCCGGCTTGGTTTCGCGCTGAATCCAGTTCTGCTGGAATTTCTGGAGCAGTTCCTTGGTCTTGTCCATTTCGGACACGGGGGCACCTTTCGGCGCATCTAGTGTGGCTGGCATGTGTTTGTTGGGGTTGTCAGATGTTTGTCTTCACCGTCTCGAAATAGGGCAGCTTGTCCAACTCATCGAGGACTTGCAGAAAGTGCCGGTAACGCATGGCCGCATGAAAGTCGCCGCGAGAGGCGGCTATCTTGCCTTCATGCGGGTGCATGGCTCGCTCAGAACCAGCCATCGCGTGCTTCAATCCAAGGCTCTTCACCACTGCCTCAACCTTGGTGCGCTCAGACTGGGAGAGCCATTTGCGGAGGGACAACTGGTCCGGCTCCGGCAATGGGTTCGGCTCCAACTGGAGGAATGGGTTCTGTTCCATAAGGCATCTGCGGCGGCATCTGAGGCGGGAGCTGCGGGGCGCTCATGGCGTTCTGCACAATCTGGGAGAGCTTCTCGACGGCCACCTGCGTTGCGGCTGCACCCTGAGCCACTGCATTGACCTCCTGCGCCATCTGGTCGATCTGCTGCTGCTGCTTGCCAATCTGCTCGGCAGCGGGCTTCACCACCTGCTCGGCGACGAGCTGGGTGACTTGCTTCACAGACTCCTCGACGGCGCTCTGCTGAATCTGCTGCGCCATCTGAACCATCTGCTCCTGATTCGGCTGCTCCTCACCGGACGCATCCAGCTTGAAGTCCTTCCCGGCACCGCCAAGGCGGGCAGCCTCTTCCATGCCACGCAGGATGGTCTTCGCTCCGACTGCCTGGGCGAGCGGCTGGTTGGCAGCGATTGCCGACCACGTTTGCATCTGCACGGTGGCAGCCTGCGCATCAGTGCCACGGTCAGGGCCGTCACGGGTCGAGGCGAGCCCTTCCAAAAGCAGCGGAACGATCTTCTTTTTGTCCACACGGACCTTCGCTTTCACCCGGCCACCACCCTTGTCGATCATCTCAAAGCCGAGCTTCTTGAGGAGTTCCTCAAGGTTTGGGATGTCGGGTGAAACCAGTGCCACAAACCCGCTGTCCATGTAGGCCATCGAGGCGTTGGCGATCTGCGTCTTCCACGCATCAATGGCATCGTCAATGAAGGTGCCCGTATAGGCGACCCGGACACCGACGTTCCCCGCCACTGTGCGAATCTCCTCGGCGCTCTGCTGATGGCTTGCCGCTCCACCAAGCTCCTGAGCACTGAACGAGAGCATCCGCTCCGCCATCGAGATGATGGTGTTCATGGTGTTCACCAGCTCCGCAGTGGACATCTTGGCAAAGTTCACCGTCTCAAAGGCTTTCCGCGTGTCGAGCCCTGCAATGGCATCCTTCTCCTTGTCCATCTCCACGAAGTTCAGCCCGCGAACCAGCATCTCGCCGGAGTTCTTCAAGTTCTCAATCTGAGTGACGTTGACGATGTTCTTGTCGTAGAACGTGATGTTGGCGAGGTTCTGCTTCGCCGTCAGGAGAATCTGGCTGAGAATGTTCCCGAGCTGGTCTTGGAATGGAATCAGCTCCAGCGCCATGCTGGCGTTCCGCACGCGATTCCCATCAGCATCGTATCCAGAATAAACGATGGGGTTGTAGGACAGCGGCTCTGCAAAGATCACCGTGTCATCGGAGGCCATCACGAAGCGGAACCAGACAGGATGCGTGTAGGTGCCCAAGTCCCACTGGCTCGGAATCAGTTCGCACAACAGGTCCGCTTGGAACACCGCCTTGTCCTCGTCATCCACGCAGTAGAACGCTGCCCGATCTTCCCGGTTGGTGTCGCTGCCAGGAGCGCACTGCGGGAATTGCACCGTGCAAGGATAGAAGTCCGAGAAGTAGTTCCCGGCCAAGGGATTATTGAACCAGTTCGTTCCGTAGGAGATGGCCCCCTTGTTGAAGTAGTTCGGGTTGTGGAGGATGTCGCCGTAGCGAATGATGCGCCAATGTCCCGCGAACTTGCAGCCGGTGTTCGTGTTGAACGAGCTGGTCCGATACATCAGGTCGTAGAAAAACCGGGTGGGATGTGGCTGGAGATACCGAAGACCCTCCTTCACGATCTTGTCTTCGCCTTCCATGTCCTCCTGCTTTTCGCAGAACCATGCTTCCTGCGGAAACATCAGGCAGATACCGTAAAGGAGCGTGTGGAGGATTAAGTCCTTCAGCTCAGAACGGTAGCCGAACTGCGTCACCATCGCTTCAGCAACGCTCGTAAGGACTTCGCAGAGGAGCCGGTTCTCGTCGGTGGCGTGGATGGGCTCAAACTTGAAGAGCGGAATCTGGTCGCGGTCGGTGTAGAGTTTTGCCGTCCGCACTGTAACCAGCGATTTAACCAATGGAATCAGGGTCCGAACAAGGCTTGGAGCATTGACCGCAAAGCGATTGCAGCCTTGAGCATCCTTCAGCACAGCGCCATCAGGACCGCGTTCCAGACGGAAGATGTCGCCCCACACAAGCCCCCAGCCTTCGACTACCTTGAGAGACTCCTCATAGGTCATCTTCTGGTGGAGAATGTGCTGAACTAGAGTCGGGGTGGTCTGGTGGAAAGGCGCGTCGTAGGCGTAGTCAATGGCCGCGAAGATGCGGTAATCCCGCAGGTTGTTCTGAGCGCCATCCTGAAGGCGGGACCGCAGAAGTTGCCGCAGGCGATACACGCCGGGTTTCTCACCAGTGGTCGTCTCGTCGGAGGTCTTGCGAGCGGGAACCTTTACGCCCTTCTTGTCCTTCGCCGGGGTAATCTGGTCTTCGGAGATGGTGAACAGCGCACGGAGAGATTCCGTGTCGCAGCCGTGCTTCTTGAAGACTGACTGGGGGATCATTGCGGTTTATCCTGACGTTGGGCCGCGCTTTCGACGCCTGCGCATACTCCAGCTTGGAGTGCGGCATTTCTGGCATCTTTGAGATTTTCGCACTGGCTGATAAATTTCAGCGCAGCTTTCATGCGAGCATTTTCGATGGCTAATTGGTCGAGAGGAAATTCCGCAATACATATCCACCCATCGCTGGATTTCTCACCAGTAGCCCGCTCGATGGCTTCCCGACAGTCCTTCGCATTATGCACCCACACTCCGGGCGATGTCTCAGTCGGGTAACACCAGCACGATGCTTGAGCCGCGTGAACTTCAATATCCCCGACGGGAAGTGTATGGATTCTCCTAGTTTCCATAATTACTTGGTCCACCCAAGCTCTCGGGCAGTATTTTCAAGAATTGATTGCAACTGTTCTCCGATCTTAAACCTCGTCTTGTTGTGCTCAAGGCTGCGCTCCATACTTCCATTTGCGTGACGCTCTCCAGCAGCCTTCCAATCGCATAGCATTTCGATCACATCGAGCAGGCTCATCCCGGCGACATTCGGTTCTGCAACCATGTATCCGTTCATGCACGCGTTACAGCGCTCGTTGTAGTTGGCTGGGTATTCCTTGAAGCAGATGATGCACACTTGCTTTTGGTAGTGCTCAGGGTGATGTGAATTATGCTCGTAGTGATGTTGAAGCGCAGGCCCGAGTTCTGCCAAACTAGCCTTGTATTCCTCACTTCCGTAAGTAAGCCCTTTCAGGCGTGGAGTAACCTTGTCGAAAATCGGTTTCTCGTTCGGGCCAAGTTTTGATTGGTCGTGAGCAAGCCCGCGCTCCTCCAATTTGCTCTGAACAATGTGAAGCAGCTCACGAACGCGAGCAATATGCTCCAATGTTTCAGCTCTGGAATCGTATTCGACAGCGAGGCTTTCACTCATAACGCTTTAACGCTTTCCACCGGGAGCAATCAGGATGGCCAGCGCAGGGTTGCCCTTCTTCATTTTCTTGGGCATTTCCTTCTCAGCCTCCATGCCAGCTTCCATGCCTTCCATCTCACCTTCCGCACCTTCCTCTTCGAGTTCCGGCTCGGCGTATTTGGCGGACACCACGTCCATGCCGACCATCGGGCCGACCTCAGTGACTTTCACCTTGAGCATCAAATCCTTTTCATCGCCCACGGCGCAGTCCTTGATGGCTTCCATCACGGCGGGATCTTTGGGGTCAAGGGTCAGCTTGTTCATAGTTTGTGCTCGCACTTTAACGATGCAGTCATAAAGTGCAAGCAGCATCTATGGCAACCGAAGAACAGGTCAGTTGGGCTCCAAAATGTTTCCCCAAGCAGAACGAAATCCGATGGCAAGTTCATCCAGACAACCCCAACCGAACCCTCTACACCTGCGTCTCCGGGCCGCGTAAATCCTCAAAAACCGTCGGCTGCCTGCACGCCGCCGTCGAGCACGCTTGGGAGGTTGACCGCGCTCTGGTTGCCGTCGTTTCGCCTACCCTCACAAATGCCATAGATGGCGGATGCTGGCAGCAGCTTGTGGAGGAAATCATTCCCATGTGGATTGATGGCGGATTTGGCTTGGAGTGGGTGAAGAAGCCCTACATGGCCGGGTCCACCAAGCGGGTGAAATGCAGCATCCGCAACAAGCACGGCACCGTCAGCGAATTCCAGCTTGAATCCTTCCGGGAGGGAGCCGACGAGAACGACATCAAGACACGCTTCAAAGGTAAGAAGCTGTCGTTCATCTACTGGTCCGAAGCTGCAACGTGGGTCAAGACGCAGGCGGCTTTTGACATCATCTCAGAGTGTCTTCGTTTGAAGAATTTCTGGAAGCGCAACGAGCTGGCGATGGTGATCGACACCAACCCGGAAGCGCCAGGCGAGGACCACTGGATTTACCAGCTTTTCTACAAGTTCAGGAAGCTCGACGCATCGCAACTGGTCGAGATGATTGGCGACAAGCCCATCAAGGTGGAGGACATGATCCGCAAGCAGAAGAACTACGGCCTGATTGAAGTCTTCGTGCAGGACAACCTCTCGCTTACTGAAGAGGATTTGGTGGAGTTGAAGACCAAGTATGCCCACTCGCCGGAACTGTGGGACCGCTACTTTCTCGGAAAGTGGACAGCCGCCGCTGGTGATGGGCTCTTCTACGACGTGTTCCGCCCCGCAACACACGTTCAGGGCGACCTCGAAACACCGCTCAACCGCGACCCGCAGATGCTCGTCCCATCCGACGACTGCTTCGAGTTGATCACCGGCTGGGATTTGGGAACATCGAACCATGCGTTCACCATGATGGAGCGCTTCTACTGGCCCAATGCCAAAGGCGTCAACGTCCCGCACTTTTCCGTCATAGACGAGCTGGTGATGCTCCACTCCGACGCTTCCATTGAGGATTTCACCGAGGCGGTGCTGGTGAAGATGGACTTTTGGGAGAGCTACCTCGGGCGTTCCCTGCACTGGACGCACTTCTCCGACCGCTCCGCATTCGACTACAAGGAGTCCATCTCCCAGCGACGACAGCATGTGGAGGTCTTTCTGGCGTCGAAGAAGCGGATTCGCCTTGTGGC